GCCATCAGTCAGCCCCCGCCCTACGCGCTCACGGCAGGCAGGTTCGCCGGCCCGCGCTGGACGGTCAGGTCATGCAGGATCGCCACGCACCCGATGCCGTCGTTCGTCGACAGGGTGCACTTCACGTAGACGTAGCCGTCCGGCATCTGGCTGCCGTACAGCGTGAACGCCCCCGCGATGTCCGTCGCGGTCACGAACGTGCTCGCGGCGGCCTGCGTGGTCTTCACCCACTGGCCGGTGCCCACGCCGTTGTCCGAGTTGGTGTACCCGGTCGTGATCGGCACCCAGTTCGGGGTGAAGAAGTTGTACGCGCGGTAAGTGCCCGCGAACGTCTTGGCGATCGTCAGGGTCGCCGTGTCGTCGTTGTTGAAAACGAAAGTAATCGCCGAGCAGCCGCTCATGTTCAGAGCGACCGCGTGCGCCTTCGGCACGATGTTGAAGCCCTTGCCGAGGCCCTGCATTCCAGCCATGCTGGCCGCCTTTCCTGACTCGGTGTCTTGGCGCGGGGCGTCGCTGCCGCGCTGCTCACTCGGTGGCAGGGTCCGGCCCGGGAAGTCCCCGGGCCGGGCTTACCTCCTACCTGGTCGCCAGCTGCACGAACGCGGTCAGCGTGTTGCTCGAGCCGTTGTGCGGGGTGATCGCCGACTGAAGCCACGGGCGGCCGTCGAGCCGCTCGATGATCCTGAACGCGGTCTTGTCGTTCTGGAACTGGTAGTGCTCGGACGACATGGCCTGCATGATCTGGCGGTCGCCGATCAGGTAGTAGCCCAGGTCCACGAAGTTGATGTCACCCGTGGTGGTCAGGGCAGGAACCTTCTCGGTGAACAGCACCGGGCGGCCCAGGATCGTCATCGGCGGGCCCTCGGTGCCGTTGTTCAGCCAGATCGCGCTGCCGCCGGTGCCCACCGACAGGGCCATCGTGGCGAGCTGCGGGAACGTGTCGATGGCGCAGATCCACACCGCGCGCCCGAGCGAGCTGGGCAGCATGCGGGAGTACATCTTGACGATGTTCTCCCAGACGATGGTGTTCGTGGACTGGCCGGACTCGGCGGTCACCGCCACCGACGCCGGGCAGTTGATGAAGCCCAGCGGCGTCCCGACGCCGTCCTCGGTCATGAACGCGACGTCCTCGAACCACGAGACAGCGCGGGGGAAGTTCTGGTCGAAGAACGCCCCGAAAGCGGTCGCGTCGGCCAGCAGCTCGTTCGGCACGCTCGCGAACGCGGTCAGCTTCTTCGCGTCGAGGACGACACGGCCGAACGCGGCCTGCGACTCGGTCAGGCTCGCGCCCTCCTCCGTCCAGTAGCACACGATCCCGCCGAACAGGCTGGTCGCGTGGCTGGTGTCGTCGATCATCGGGATCGGCACCCGCAGCGTCGACATCGGGATGACGGTCGCGCGGGACCGGACGATCGACTCCTCGAGCGCCACCTGCAGGATCTCGCTGCGCAGCGTCTCGGGGATCAGGAAACCGCCGTCCGCCGGGATCTCCGAGCCGAAGCTGTTCCGGATATCGGTCTGGATGTCGTTGTACCGCGACAGCTTCTCGCCGAGCTCCTTGCGGTTCTTCAGCACGGCGTCCATCCGCGGCCAGATCGCCTGGAAGAAGTCCGCCGAGTTCTCGAACACGTCGTCCAGGCCCTTGCGGGCACCCGGCGCCAGCTTGTTGTACGCGGCGCCGCGGCCGGTCGAGACGTTGCGGAACTCCTTGCCGTTCAGCGTCGGCCGGCCCAGGTCCGACAGGCCCACCGGCGGCCCGTTCTTCCCGCCGTTCGCCTTCAGGAACTCGGCCATGCCCATCTGGACCTGCTCGCGCATCTGCGCCGCGAAGTCCTGATCCTTGTTCATGACGTTCCGGGCGTAGGCGTTCAGGAACTCCCGTGCGGTGTCCTTATTCGCGAACACCTTCCTGCGCTTGTCGGCATCGTCCACGAGCTCCGCCAGCTCGTCCGGAGACTGGGGGATGACGATACGGTCATCGGTGGTGGTCACTGAGCCTCCTTCAGGGCTGCGAACAGGTTGTCGATCTCGTCATCTGCCAGGAACGGGGCAGCACGGTTGCTGCCGCCGCTTTCGCCTCCGAGCGCGCTGAGGTGCGCCTCCAGGTGCGCCTTAGCCGCCTCCTCATTCGTCAGCCCCTGCGTCTGCGGGAGCCTGCTGAGGGCATTGCGGACGCCGTCGCCGTCCGGGCCGTCACCGGGATGCGCGTGATGCGGCAGCGCCCAGGACGACTGCTTGCCCGGCTCGCCCGCCCGGCGGCCGGCGCAGATCGCGGCATACGCCTTCGCCGGGTCATCGGACTTCGCCGCCGCCGACATCGCCGCCGGGCCGTCCCAGTTCAGTAGGGTGTGCCCAGCACCGGTGTCAGCGGGGGCCGAACCGGCCGGTCGGCCCCCGCGCCGGTTCTCCGGCTGCGGCATGGGGCGGCCGGGCAGATCCTGGATCTGGTTGCCGTCCTCGTCCCAGTAGTCATGGTCGGTGTCCGTCTCCGGCGAGGAATCGTCATCGCCGTCGCCGTCCGGATCCACCGGGGACGGCTTCGCCGGGGCGTTGCGGAACACCGACAGGTCGAAGACCGCCGCCAGCCTCGCCGCCTGGGCAGGCTCCCCGGCAAGCGCGTCAGCCAGGCCCGCGTCCACCGCGGCCTGCCCCACGTACCACGACTCGCCCCGCATCGCGTCCCGCCAGTGCGCCACCGGCATCCCGGAGCGCTCCGCGTAGATCGACGCGATGTTGTCCGACTGCTGATCCAGCAGGTCCGCAAGTTCCCGCAGGTCAGCGGCATTGCCGATGCCCATGCTGAACGCGTCGTGGATCATCAGCGTCGCGTTCTTCGCGATATGCAGCTCACCGGGTGCCGCCGCCTGCGCGATGAACGACGCCGCCGACGCCGCCAGGCCGTCCACGACCACCCGCGGGTTCCGCGGCTTCAGCGCGTTGTAAATCGCGACGCCGTCGAACACGTCCCCGCCGGGACAGTTCAGGTGCACCTCGATGTCACCCTTGACGCCAGCCAGATCGTTCACGAAATCCTGCGCCGTGACGCCGAACCAGCCGATCTCGTCGTAGATCATCACCTGGGCAGGGACACCGGGCGCCGCGTTCGAGATGCGGTACCAGTCATTGCGTCCCTGCCGCAGCGCGGCCGTCATGCGCGTCGTCCGGAACGGCTTCTTATCCATGCGCTGCTCCGTTCACGTGACCGTTCGCGGCCGCCACGACCAGCCCCGCGGCCGACATGTGCGCCGCCACGTCCGTCAGGCCCTTCGCCAGCGCCTTCGCATCCCCGGGCGGCAGCAGCATCGTCAGCGTCAGCGCCAGCCGCTGCCCCGCCGGCGTCTCCACCAGCGCCAGCGACAGCTGCGCCGTCTCCGGCTTCGGCTGCGGCATCTCCGGCGGCACAGGCTGCGTCATCGCGCACCCACCGGGACGTGGCCGTTGGACAGCATCTTGCGGAGCCGGGCCGTCAGGTCACCCTGCGGATCCGACTGATCCGGCGAGCCCACATCCGGGGTCGCATCAGCCGGGGCGGCAGGCGCGGCCGGGGCAGCGAACGGCATGTCCGGCAGCCCCACCACCTCCAGCACCGCGCCCGGATCCCACCCTGAGGACACGAGCAGCTGCGCGGCCGTCGCCTTCGCCACCAGCTCCTCGTTGTCCGCCTCCCGGTTCAGCGGCCGGGGGAAGCTGTAATCAAACTCCACGTTGTCGCCAGCCGAGCCGAACAGCGGCAGGTACTGGTAATTGAGGACGTCCTTCCACCGGTCCAGCCGCGGCACGATCTGCCAGCTCGCGAAGACCTCCTCGCCGGTCTGCGCGTTCGCCCGGTTCACGTCGTCGGTCACGCCGGTCATGACCTTGTGCATGGCCAGGGCCTCGCGGATGATGTCGCGGCTCACGCTGCGGAGGTTCGCGAAATCCATATCCTTCATCGACGCCGTCGTCGGCACCCACGTCACGCCGTTCTCCAGCAGCGCGATCCGGTGCGCCCGCGACACGCCCCGGTGGGCGTCCATCCACCGCTGCTGCACGCTGTCGAACTCGTCATCGCCCAGCGCGTGATCGACCTGGAGCACGCCGCCCGGCTCCGCGCTGTTGACGAAGAAGTTGCGGTTCCACTCGGCGCCGTACTTCGCCGCGTCGATATCCACCAGCACCGACTGGATCGGCCCCAGGCCGTCATAGATGTCCAGCGGATTCGGGTAACGGCAGTACACGACCTCATCCGGACCCAGCGGGATCCGCTCCCGGCCGTCCGGCGCCGTGTACACCCAGCCCGCCAGGTACTTCTCCGGATGCGGCACCGGCGTCATCCGGTCCGGGCGCACCGGCCACAGGCCCAGCGGGATATTCGACGCCGGGTTCCGCTCCACGATCCAGTGCGACTTACCCGTCGTCTCCTGCCATATCTGACTGATCTCGAACAGCGCGAACCGGGACCACACCACCAGCTCGCGCGCATCCGGAAGCGGGATCGTCGCCGGCCGCTGCAGCACGGACAGCGCCTGATGCTTGATGACCTCGACGCGCTGATCCGACCCCTGGTCGTTGGTGGTGTACCGGACGCGGCCGTCGTTCGCGCCCTTGCGGTACAGCTTCCAGTCCGGCTTCGCCGTCGACCGGGCCAGCATCGCCACGTTGCTGAACACCGTCCCCGACGTGCCGTAGGCGCGCATCAGCGCCTCGTCGGTGTTCGATCCCATCGCCAGGCCCGGCAGCCGGTACATCCCGCCGTCACCCATCGGCACCGGCACCTGATTACGGACCTTCAGCGCGCGGCCGATCAGGCTGCGCCCCACGGCTAGCCCCGCACCTGGAAGTCGAAGAGCAGCACCAGCACGCCCGTCACGATCAGCCCCGGGATGCGGCCCGCGTCCCAGCAGCCCCAGTCGACCGCCGCGAACGCCGCCACCGTCGTGACGTGCTCGCGGACCAGGGGAAGCGCACGGGAGGCCAGCTTCCGCAGGCCAGGGGCAGCCGACAGCAGCGAACCGACCAGCGACCGGCGACCCGGCGCTGCCACTGCCGCCACGCGAAACCCCCTGGCATCATGGAGCACTGAGAGCACCATATAGCACACGTAGCACTTACGGGAGTGGCCATGCTCCGCGACGCCGACGACCTCATGCTCACCGCCGTCTGCGCGACCATCGACGCCCTCGAGCTCACCCCCGCCGACGCCGCCGCCGTGCGCCTCGCCAGGGACTACGCCGCCCAGATCGACGCCACCCTCGACGACGACGACGGCAAGCTCCGCGCCTGGGCCATGCGCTGGATCGCGCCCCTGCTCCTCGACTGCCTCGGACAGCTCGGAGCTCTT